GCGGCAGTTCCCGTCTGACCAAGTTTCTGCAACTCACCAGATGTGTCTATTTTTGCAAAGTCACCCGACCCGTCGAAATAAACGCTTGCCGTGCTTCCGAATTTGGCCTGTGTTGTACTTGCCGCCGCACCCCCAGCAAGCTTCAAATTACTGACTTGTGCTTTGTCTAGCACATGTGCATCTGTATTTTTAAGAAGTAGCTTAGTTTGGCTTGAAGTGATGCTCGTATTAACATTTGTAGAACTTGGATATGTGCCGCCTGTAGTAGTTAATGGCCCCGAGGGCGGAGTAAATTCACCACTATAAACAGCCGTTCCGATAACAAGACGTGCCTCTGCAATATTGCCTGTGAATGGCGAGCCACCACCCGTCTGACCGCCAACTGTTATAGCGCTTGAACTATCTGTTAGCGTGCCTACAGTCGCGGTAAGTACTTCCGATCCGTTTATATAGCCTTTAACGCTGGTGCCTGATTTGACCAAAGCTACGTGTGACCACTGATTTAAGGCGATTACTGCTGAGGAATTGTTATCGCTAAAACTGCCCGTATGAAAAATTAGTCTAAGATTGCGATTACTATTGTAGCTAAATTGGATGGCCCAGCTATACGGATTGCTCCACTGTCCAAAGATCACAGGCTGGCTTGCTGAAGTCGTCGGATAGACCCAACACTCGGCGGTAAAGCTGTTACTGCCAACAGTAAAATCCGTGCTGTCCGCGATTGAAAGATGATCGCTTCCGTCAAATGATATTGAACCACCATGTGTTGCTTCTGAGTATTCAAGGACATTATCATAAGGTGCCAATGGCTCTATTGCTGGATCACCAACCAGTGTTATGGTTTTGTTGTTTATGGATCCATCTCGCAGATAAGGAAGGTGACAGGCCAAAAGCTTTGTGTGACTTGAGGTAATGCTTGTATTCACATTCGTTGCACTTGAGTATTCTCCTCCTGTGGTAGTCAAACGACCTATCGGCGGAGTGAATGCACCACTGTACACAGCCGTTCCTTTGACAACACGAACGTCCGATATATACGCTTGCGCGTATTGCGAGCTATTACTCCTACCGCCTATAGCGATCAAATTGTTACTGTTACTTAAAGCACCTGAATTATTGTCTGTCGCAACGACGCTCCCATTGCCGTACAATGTAAACGTAGAACCGCTTCGTTGTAGACAAATATGAACCCACTGATTTTTAGGTACTGTACCAGTGTTAATAACTATGTCCCAGCCACTCCCCCCTGCATTTATAACCGTGTAATAATTTCCTTGATATGTACCAATAAAAAAGCCTTGAAAGTCATTGCCTTGGGACGTAGTGACATAGCCTCTAGTTGCATTGGCTGTATCTGTATCATAGAGCCAAAATTCGCATGTAAAGTCGTCAGTTCCAAAAGTAAAATCTGACGAATCGGCAACCGTAATTAAATCGTTGCCATCGAAATATACACTATACCCGCCTGCTCTGTATGGACTAAAACTCCCCGCATGAGCATCTCCAGATACAGTGATTGTGTGACCTGTAGATGAACTATCCGTAATACTTTGATTGCCACCAGCCGCATTATCGGTCGCCATCAGTAATCTAGTAAAACGACTATCAGCTATCTTAAATGAAATAGAAAAGGTTTGAGTAACACTATCAACGGAACTACTGTCTGACACATCAAAGCGGATAGTCACTGATCCCCCACCTGAGGTCGCTGGCGTAAGCGTGAAAACATTACTCGACTGATTAGTGACAGGGAAAGACGGTGAACTAATTACATCTGTTGCAGTGCCTGATGTTACAGTCGCAGAATACGTAAGCGTGTCTAAATTATCGTCAGTAGCGTTAATCGTTATGACGCTGTTTTGAGATGCGGTAAGACCAAAAGTCCCAGCAGTAGAAAGATTATTCGCCGCCGCACCACCTGTTGCCTCTGAGAAGGTATTAATTTGTGGACTAACATTTGTTATTGATGCAAGAAGAAAAAATCCGCTTGAACCAGCCGAACGCTTCTTTACATAAAGTATATTGCTGTTAGTATCATAATGGAGTGTGCCCTCCGCAGCACTGACTGCATCTGTCAGCATCGCAGCCTGATTTGCGTGTACCGTGACACCGGTCCCGCTTGACTGTGGTTGACCGTATTCAAGGACTTCAACAACATCATTTAGAGTAGCCCCTGATGTTAGGGTCACTGTATTAGTAGATGCATTTACAGTGTAATCTTTGCTCGATCCTTCTTCGAGTTTAACACCATTTCGAAAAACAGATACATTTGCTGCATAAGTAATACCATTGCTAACGACAAAAGCCGTTTGGTTTGCAGTTGCAGAGAAAGTTGTTTCCGTAAGTGCGGACGGTGAAGAACCACCGCCGCCTGAGATTGTTGAAAAGGTAAGAGAACCAGAACCGTCCGTTGTCAATGCTTGGCCGCTAGTTCCATCTGACGATGGCAGGCTAAACAAATTAGAAAAGTCTAAAAGTTCTTGAATATCAACGGCTGCCAAACTTAGAAATACCGTTGCACTTCCTGACAGATTAAGAAGCGAACCAGTAGATGAAACCGTTAGAGTTCTGGAAAGCGTTGTTCCTGAATGAGTATAAGTTCCTGTGCCAATTTCAAAATCATTTCCTTCTTCAATCACATACCTAAGAGTTTGATTATTCAATGATGAAGGAACAACGACAAATCCGCTCACGGCACTCCCTAAGGTAATAGTACCAGTGCCAGTTGTTGCTGTGCTTACCTTAACCCGATCTGCTACTTTAACCATGTCAACCCTTTAATCTGGTGCTATTAATCCAACACTAAAACTCTGAGTGCTGAACACTCCATTTGCACTCATATTCGTTGTTGATTGTAGTTTCCCCGTAATCAAAACCCTGCTTCCATTTGTTTCATAAAGTGCATAATGGGTTACATTTCCTGCCGTTGAAACAGCACCTTGCATTTGACTAAATACAACCTCTCTACCGTATGTTCCCGTTATAAAAGATGTTGCCATTTGATAGCTGCCATACAAATTATTACTATTTGTTACTGACGAATAAGACCCACTATCATTTGGGTTAAATGACGTGCCGATGATACCAGTTTTAACCAATCCAATATATAAATGGTTAGAAGCGGCCAAAGTGCTAAAGACACCAAGGCCGTTATCTAAGACATATGAGTGAATTGTCTGATCTGAGGCCATTGATAAGTTTTACGCAAGGGTAAGAATACCATTCGTTCCTATATCAATGGTAAAGCTATCACCATCATTTAGCGTTAATTGAGAACCATAGTTATAGTATCCGATGAGAGGATCAGCAGGAGAGGAAACAGTATCATTATAGATATAAATGTACTGAAAAGGCCCGACCGACCCGCCACTTGCCGTTAGCGTAAGATCATCGGCGGATAACTTGTATGTGCCTGATGCTTGAGCGGATGTAACGTTAGCTAAATTTCGTGAAGAAAGATTTGTATAGCTTATCTGGGTTACATTTGCCAAGACTCCATTTGAATCTTGCGTAGGATCAGAGCTTTCGGCATTTGGTGCAGTATTAGAAAGCGCTATTGTAAGCGTATCTGTCCCCAGATTCATACCTTCGACAGCATTTTCAACGAAGTCATTTATTTTGTTAAAGCTTGCCATGGATCAGCCTCTTTGAATTACATATGTAATCGGACCTTAGCATGATTTAAGTTGGCTGACTAGGCCAAGTTATATTTAGAGGGTCAAGCGTATTTGTAATATCTCGCAGCGATTGCCTATATATACGCCATTCGGCTTTTTTTTCGTCGCTTAAAGGGCTATCAGGCACTTGAGTCCAATCGCTTTCATCAAGATAGATGTTGCGCTTTGATCGCAAATCATCCCAAAAGTTTTGAATAATAATTTCATCTAATTCTGCTGTCGTTTTAGATACAACGTTACCATCAACAACTTTCATATTCAAACCATCAAAACTTCCTTTGATATAAGCAAAACCTAATGGTGTATTTGCATCAATATCATTTCCGCTATACTGCGCTGAGATTTCTCCTGTAGCTATATTATAAATAGTGAAAATCGGCCTCACTTTTTTATCTCCTGCACGATCAAAGTATGTTCTCTCGTTTGACTATCATTTGAAGATGACCCACGGCAATGAATGGCTATGTTATAAGTCCCAGCCGCCAATGCACTGGAGCCGCCCAATCTATACGTGTAAGAACTTACCGCACCCGCACCACTACCGCCTGATCCGTAATGATTGACAAAATATTCATATATAGATGCTGTGCCTACCATTGATGCTTGAGTAACGTTTGTTGATAAACTTGATGTGTAGGAGGTTCCTATATTATAGAATATTTTAAAGGCTATTGGTTTCCTTGAAACACCAACATTGAATGTGATGAATATATCACTATCTGTCCCAAGTTCTTTTACAAATCCATTTATTGCATTTACGATTCGACCTTGATTTTCGTCATATAAACCTGTTGCACCAGAATTATATTGAAACTCTCTACCAATCACGGCTTGTGAAGCTATTTGTGTAGTATCAATTCCAGCATTTGAAACAATCAAAGCTCCGCCGCTATTCTGCAATTGTGAGCCTGTAAGATTAATCCTGTCTGCCGTGAGTAATCCAGTGGTAATATCACCAGCATCAAGGGTTCCGCGAATAATAGCATTTTGAAACTCAGCCGAGCCACTGCTACGATCTATATGCCAGCCAACTGTTGCATTTGGTGAAAGTCTGTTCCCACTGCTATCAAATCCCGCACCGTCATAATTATCGCTTTCTAAATCAGTTGTTACTTGGATCGCACTTGCAGGCGCTGTGAAAACAAGTGTTTGTGCGCCCGACGTTCCATCAATTGTAACAGTAAAATTTGATGACCATTCCAATATAGATGTATCAGTTATACTTACTGGTGGTTGAGATAATCCCCATCCTGTTGAAAGACCAACAAACGACGCTGATGAAACTGTATAACTAGAGGCCGAAGGTGTACTTGGAGAAGATGATTGCAAAGTTTGATAAAATACTTGACCTGAAATAACGGTATCGCCAGCCGCTCCATCTACACCAGCAGCTCCCGCCTGTCCTTGTGGCCCCGCTGGACCTTGCGCACCCGCTGGACCTTGCGCACCCGCTGGACCTTGCGCACCATCAACGCCATCTTGGGGATCAGCGAGCGTTGTTACAGCACCCGTGCCTGACGAAAAGCCCGAAATGTTATTTGAAGTATCTCTTGTTTTTACCCAATAATATCTAGTTAAATTTTGAGTAAGTCCTGAATGTGCAAAAGATGTCCCTGCGGTCGATCCAATGATTGCCGCTGATGCTGAATTATTTGTGCTTGAAGCAAAAATTTGTGCTTCTCTAAAATCAACATCGCTGGGATTGGTCCATGAAATTATATTTTGACGATAGCCAGCCGTACCTAATATGTTCGTAGCGAGTGCTGGGGCTGTCGTATCACCTGATGGAGTATGATTTATTGTAATTGGCGTGTGCGAATTTCCCGCTGATGTAAAAGCCCTAAGTCTTATCGTGTATTGCTGACCTATTTGCACTGGACCTAAATCAACAGATGTTTGATCTGCATTCAATATATGCGTGGTGTATGCCGTTGTACCGAAAAGTGCATATTCGACTAAATATCTCTCAACAAAAATATTATTTGCTGTGCTAAAATTTAACCTCATCATTCGTACAACAGTTCCATCTGCTGATAAACCACCAACATCATTGACGGAAAGATTGCTTGGCAGGATATTATCTTTGTAATTAGCAAGCGTAGAATTGTTGGATGTTATTTGTTCTTCTTCAGCACTCCAATTATATGCAGCACTGGACGTTTCTCTTAGTGTCAAGGCTACACGCAAATCACCAGCATCAGAGTTATTAACCAATCCATATGAAATAACTTCAAACGGTTTATTACTGAAGCCATAACGATTATCAGTGAAAGAAATTACATCACTGACACGTAAGTCCAAAGCTTTGAGGCTAAATTCCGCTTGAAAAACAAATTCTTCTCTTTGTCTAAATAATATCTGCTTTGCCAAACGCTGGGCTTGTGACGCGCTTGTAACAAAATTAAAATCAATATCGAAAACGTTTTCCTGACCGCCATCATTTGCAATAAATGTTGTTGATCGTATCGACGGAAATTCTTGAGTGACGTAAAGATTATCTTTTGCATCGGCGAAAGTTCCTTGTACTACGTTAAAATTATCTCGCCTACTCTGCTTTGAAACAATATTGATATCACTTCTGACATCCTCTAATGTAAAGTTTCTAATCGGTGCTGAATAAGAACCTGCCTTGAGACCCCAAAAGCCTTGGCTCCAATAAAGTATACCACCACAGGCTTGCATCATACTCCGTAAAATATCCGAAGGCACAGCGCCCATGATATTTGCACCGTTTATTTCATATTGTGCTTCATTCCCACTGTCAGCAAGAGCAGTAGAGGAATCGCATACAGTTGCAGCAACAGAAAAAGCTACATCGTCGATATAGCTCCCATCATCAAGCCCGTAACTGGCTTGTATATAATCTCTTACGCATATCGCTGCATTTGCTGAATATTGCCACGTAGAACTTGTTCCTGATCTATGAGAGCTTACGCCAAGAGAGCTATCATATCCTTCGCTTGTACTATCTTTCCTCGGATCATAAACCTTTTTACCCTCAATGATGGCCGTAATTGTTGGTAATCCTTCAGTGAACACATCACGGTCATATTCAAAGCGCACATAGAGACAAGCAATCCCCTGCCCTTTGAAATTAGTCTTTTCTGTATTGCTTGCAGCTACACCTGATGAGACTTCGTACTCAGGCTTACCACCAGTTTCTGATAAATTACTGTCAGAATTAATGGTAGAATATACATCTTGATTGTCAGCGCCTAGAAACTTACGGATATATACTTTGCTGTTATATCCATGAGCCGTGATAAATCCATTTGAAACGCTGTCTAATCCACAATCGTTTTCGTTTAAGTAGATATTTTTTATTGCGTTTACTTCATGCCCTGCAAGACAGATAATCATATGCAAAAATTTATTTTCTGTTCCTGTACTTTCTTGAAACGTGATTGCACCGCCCTTGCGAATTTTCCCATATACAAATTGTTGGTTTGATGTTGGCTCAATTGTATTAAGTAAGTAACCTTTTGTTGCCTCAAGCATTTTTCTCTTTGCTTGCGCTTCCATGTGACGTTGAACGGCAGAATTCACAGCAAGATTTGTAGCAGTAATTGCAACTGTTCCAACAACAGTACTTATATTTGTAAGACCAAATAATACTTTTGTTGTTCCAACCGCTTCAGCAAAACCCAGAGCAGATAAAATGTTACTGCCTACTGTTGCGGCCATAACCAAGCTCCCTGACAAAGATGTGTCTCAAGAAAAATAAGACCTTTAGGATTATTTAGAAAAATTGAATATCTTCCGTCAGAAATGCCTAGCGCAAAATCGAACAAACGCTTATCTTTCGTTTGCGCAGCAACCAGTGCGCCTCTTTGCGGGAATGTTCCTACACGATCCATAATCGTATCTAATGCCTCAAGTCCGTTTGCTGTGTCCGTATATTTTAGAATAGCTTTCAGCCCCTTATAGCGCGAACCTGATTTAATTACATTCAGATAATCTTCTGCCCAACCCTTACCGTATATTTTTTTAAATCCTTCATTAGAAAAAGTAAGACAATCAAATGAATGCAGCCGAAATTTCCGCTCCCTTACTTCTTCGATATATCGGTAAAAAGACTGAAAATCATTCTGCATTTTTACCCCAAGGCACAATACGATTATTGCCTAAAGAAACTGTCCAATTGAAAAATGAATCATTAGAACTTGGAAGGCTGTCTATTTGGATTCTTTTTAAATGACTAGATTGCGTATATCTTCTTTCCTGCGGTCTTTCTAAAATCAACAATTTGCTTTCGATAGTCAAAGAAATTTGCGAACGATCAGTGTTATCATTTATTGTCATTATATCCATAAAACCAGCAAAAATTTCTACAGCATCATTGCCTGTAGTTATTCCCCACAAAACTTTTGCCCGACGCCCCTGATATTGCTCTGTCAATGCGGCTGTAAGAATTCCACTATCCAAACCGTCAAGTGAAACTGTAAGCTCATGAGCGGTCATATCACCTGACTCTCTTGTTTCCGAGATTCCAAGCAAATCGCCAGTACCTAAAAAAGAATTACCATTTATTGTTTTAGTTCCTATGCCTGACCATAGCCTTACCGTTCCAGAGTCAAAAAACATTTCTACAGCAAAAAACTGTTCGATTTGATCGGGCAGCGGATTATTGTTATTAAGATTTAAAGCGCTTGTTATAATACTACTAATCGTTTTTGTCATAGTCTTTCAATTGCAGAAAAAGAAATACCTTGATACTTCACTTCGTCTGCACTCCACTGCATACCTTGACCCTCAAGCATAAATACTCCACTCGCATCTGTAAGATCAGCGCTTGCAGATGAAGCATCTGCCCGTAAGGATGGCCATATTTCCATCGTGTTTGATCCGGCAGTCTTATCAACAAGAACCTTATAAAGCCTTGAAGATGATCCATTGCCTATTTGAAAGTAATCACCCGCTTTAAGTGTCCCATTGCTTACACCTGTTACAGAATTTTGACCCGTGTTACCACTCACAGTTAAGGTTGTTGCGGTTCCTTGGGGCGTTCTCCCATCGGGATCATACAGATAAAATGTTCCGAATGGGCCACGCAAACTTATTAAAAATGAAATCCACTGTTCTGCTTGCGCTCTCTTCATCGGTGGTAAATCAATATCAGCCGACCACCTTTGACCTGAATATGCATGGGCTTGACCTTGAAATGTAAATGGACTCATAGAGTAGGCTACAGCATTCGTTGTTCTCCACGAAATATTTTTGATTCCCGTAGCTGTCGGCAACGATAATGGATACGTAATAGCCATTATGACATAGCTCCTTTAAACCCACCACCTCGCCTATTTGCATCCGATACAGCAGCTTTCGATGCTTCTGCTATCCTTGGCATCAACTGCATAATTTCGCTTCTCACGGTGCTTTGTACGCCCGTTGTAACATTTATATTCTGAATAATAGATGGGCCGCCGCGACCTGACATTGCAAATCTTGAACTTGCATTATTCATTATACTTCCCGCAGAACGTGGTATGAATAACTCTGGTCCACGCTCACCTACAAGCATAGGAACCCCGCCTCTCCCATAACCGCCACCTGCGTTTGATGGTATATCTGGTAACGGGCGACCACCTGAACTACTACCACCAGGACTTGCCCCACCTCCATACGTAAACGGATTTGACCCTGAAAAAAGGCTTAATGCACTAAAAACAGTATCACTAATAAAGCCCGTGATTTGTTTTGTAACCATAATATCAAAAAGTTGTTTATTAATTACATCTGCCATATTTACAAAAGCATCTTTGACACTTTTAGCGCCGAATACTGCATCCCTAAACGCATCCCCAAAAGCTTTACCAATTCCATCGGCTATTGATCTTATATCTTCTAATCTCTGCAAAAAAGCAGGGTCAATCTTTTCTTGGAACTCAACAATTTTATCTGTCGTCCCACCATCACCACCAATAACTTCGTTTGTCTCTTTGAGCTTGTCATTCATCTTCTCAATGACATCCGTATTGACTCTTGCGCCATTATACATCGCAAGATTAGAAGCTATAGTAAATGTTTTTAAAGCTTTTTGTGCTTTGATACTTTTCTCTAACCCTGCGGCGTGTTGAGCAATAGCGAATGAACTTGCGAATCTTGTGCGTTGTTCAATTTCGGCGCTTTGTGCATCTCTTGCCTGACTAGCACGATGTGCTTGTATATCTTCAAACGTAGGATTTGCTGATGTTATTGCTGGCTCGGCACCTGGACCGAAAGCACCCCTTATCCGAATGCTTGCTATTTTACGTGCTAACTCTTGTTCTGCGGCGAGGATATCAGCGTTTCGCTTCCTCCTGTTATTCATTTGAACATCATGTGCTTTATTTCTTGCATCTTCTATACTTTGCTGTAGTAAATTTTCTTGACGAACAAGAGTGTCTTTCAGCAGGTTTTCCTTAACTTCCGCTTCTAGTTCTTTATTATTAAAAAACCTTCCAAAAATATTTTGCTTTTCTGCTTCTTCTCTAAGCGTTTTAATTTCTTCTTTTAAATTTGCGATTTTAAGTGTTACGCCATCTAAGTCCCTGCCAAATTTTGGTATTAAACCAATCGCTATTGCAAGATTTGTAATTACTGTAACAGCTTCACTCGCGCCTGTTACTAAATCTTCAAAAGCAGGAACAAGTTCTGAACCTATTCTGATCGCAAATGCTTCAAATTGCGCCTTTAGACCCTTTGTTCTATTTGCTAAACTATCAGAGGTTCTAATAGCGTCACCCTGCGCATCTTTTGTCCCTTTCATTATAATATTTAGTCTTGCTTGGACTTTCTCTTGTTCCGTTGCAGCTTTTACACCGCCTTGTATTCCCATATTTAGAAGTTCTTGGCTCAGTGTTGTTTGGGTAATTACAACTCCAAATCTGCGCATTGTTTCGTGATTTCCAACAATCGCTGACTGTAGAGCGTTCATTACTTCTACGTCATTGGCATTATTAAATGATGCCAAATCAGTAGCTAACTTGGTCATTTGAATAGATAGCTGGGACGCTTCCCCTCTAGCAAACCCCATAGGCACAAAAGTGTCTTGAATACTTGCCGCCATTCCTTCTAGTTCAAAAGTTGACCGATTCGCAGCTTTGGCAAATTCTCCAAGGTCTTTTCTTACTTCTCCAACGAATTGCCCAAATACTGCTTCTGATTTAGATTGCATTTCTTGTGCGTTAGACGTGATGCGACCGAGAGCAAGCCCAATCTGTGCGGCCTCACGAAAGATAACGGCCCCAACAACGCTTTTAAATGCCATACCCATGCGCGAAAAAGATTTTTCTACCTTTTTAGATGTTCCGCCAACTTGCTGTTCAACCTTTTTAAGATTCCTATTAAGGTCAGACATATCAGCGCGGATTTTGACAATTAGTTCGTCAGCAGTAATGGCCATCAGTCAGGATACCTTTCCATCAAATCTTTCAAGTCATCCTTAGTCATGCCTTGCTTTTCTTCTGCACCATGGAATTCAGCAAAGCCATCGATAGCTAGGTAGAATTCGTCAAACGACATATTCCAAAAATCATCAGGTCTTATACCCATTTTGCCCAAACCTAACTTGATAAAATCATCCCATGGCAAAGCCTCTACGGACTTGCTCCTTCTGCTTTGTCGTTTCCCCCCGACCCTCCATTTAAAGCGGTCGCCAAGCAATCAGCGACCACACTCATGGTGCCAGCCAGCCCAGCATCCCAAATCGCCGCCATGATATCTTTTTCTGAAATATCATTGCCGCCACCTCTAATGATTGGTTTGAGAATTTGAATCATATCATTTGTTGATAGATCGCCTTCCGTCAGCTTTTGCATTATCTTAAACATGCCCATGCCAAGGCTGGTTTCTATCGTCATAATTGAATTAAGTGTAACTCTCGCTTTGTAAGTCGTTTCACCTAATTTAATCTGCATCTCTCCTCTTTTTGGATTTATCATTTTTTACTCCCTTTCCCTTGAGCAAATATTCCTCTTGTCTATCCGCATAATCAACGACTTCAACTATCTCTTGTTCGTTTCCATCTACAATCATACGCATTCCCGCTTTGATCTTTTTATTGAATGGTACAGAAATAGTGTCTGTAAATTTGTTATACAGCGCTGATATGGCTTCACCATTCACTTCAATTTGTTTAGATATCCAACTCATCAAGCTGCCGTGTATGCTATGGTTCCAGAGCTTTCTAAAGTAAAATCGTAGTTTGTCTCGCCATTATACTCCCCTGAATAGCTGAGCGTAGCTAACATGAATTCACCTTGATATGCCCCAAAATCAGGAATAATCACTTCAAAGTTATGGAAATCTGAAGCGCCCATCGCAGTTCTAAGCGTCGCCTCACTTGGAGAATCAAGAAAACATCCTGAGCCTGTTACCGAAATGCTGTTAACACCAGCCCCTGCAAGAAGCGTCCTTGCACCTGAGCTATCTTTGTTCGTTATATCAACAGGCTCGTCATTCAAAGCAATACTACTGCTTCGTAATCCCGCAACTGTCGTATAAGAATCTGCTGACGCTGCACCTGTCGGCGCGGCACCAATTTTAATTAGAACGTCTTTACCTTTTTGTGCAGCCATCTGCTTTACTCCTAATTGTCAAAAACCAAGGCACGAAACCTCATAACGCCATGCCTTGTTATTCCATCTGCCTCTTCAAGTGTCTGTTGCAACTCACAACGCAGGTTTACTAAAGAAGCACCTGATATCGTTATAGCACTATCATGTAGTAAATTATAGACCTGACTCATAATCTGTTTAATTTCCTTCCTTCCACGATATTCTGACCATATATCTAATGTGAGGATATGTTCGTTTGCATCTTTGGTTTTTGTTCCAGCATTGCTAGTTTGTTCTTCTCCTATCCGAACATATGGAAGGGGTGAAAGTTCTGGGACATCATCATCTCATC